CTAAATCCATTCAATAGTGACTTGTTCTCCATCAATGTAGATTTTATTGATTATTGATTTAAGATATATTTGCTTCTCTCTGAATTCCAATGAATCGAAATCTACAGTAGCTAATTCTGCTAATGATTCCTGCACTTTCTTGTTTCTCTTCAATTCCTTGTTCGCTTCTATTTGCGAGTTATAGTAATTAATTTGCGCATCTATATCCGCCATCATTTTATCCAGTTCAGCAACTTCATAAGTGCCGTTTATATATAAATCGAATAACCTTTTTTTCTTTGAATGTTCTGTTTTAAGCTTTTCAGTTATACTATCTAATTCATCTTCTTTATCTAAATTTCTAGTTGCAAAGCTATAATTTTTCACGCGGCTTATTATGATTTCTTCTAATTTATCCGCTCTCCAAATTTTATTTCCACATTTTTCTAGCTCGTGCGTATGTTTGTAAGTTTTACAGCTATAGTAACGATAATGATATTTTTTTCCTCGCGATACTGTATCTTTCGCGCGATGCACATAGCCCAATCCGCATTTTTCGCAGACTATCAAATTATTTAATAACGAAGATGATTCTTTATTCATATTCGGATTCTTACCCATGCGAGAAAATATTTCTTGAACCCTGTAAAATTGGTCCTCAGAGATTATAGGTTCGTGAATACCTTTAACATGCACCTTATCAGAATACGATACATAACCAATATACAGATCGTTCATTAGCCATTTATTATAGCTACTATATGATTTTACTTTGAAACCTAATTCTTTTAATTTTTTTTGTAAAAAAGTAATACTTTTTTCTTCTTCAAAAATATCATAAATCAATTGTAAGTGTTTTGCTTCTTCCTCGTTAATATATAACTTTGCATCAACAACATTATAACCAAAAGTGCGCCCTTTAGCGGTCGTGAGCGGGAGACCAGACTCTACACGTTTAATTTGGCCCATAACCATGCGATCTCGTATTGTTTCGCGTTCTAATTGTGCGAACACGGACAATATACCAATCATTGCACGACCGAAAGGAGAACTTGTATCAAGCGTTTCAGATAAACTAACAAACTCTACATTGTTTTTTAAGAAGTATTCTTCAATAAGCGTTATCGTATCTCTTTGCGAGCGGGATAGTCTGTCTAATCGATATACGACTACAGCATCAATTTCATGTAATTTACTTAGCATTTCATTTAGTGCGGGACGATTCATATTTGAGCCGGAGTATCCGCCGTCAATGAAAATATCGTATACGTCCCAGTCCTTCGAGCGGCACAAGGCTGTTAGCTTTTCAGTTTGAGCTTGTATAGAGTAATTCTCTATTTGTTCTTGAGTAGATACGCGTATATAAATAGCTGCCTTCATTTCCGTTCTCCTTTCGCACATACGTTCTTTTTTTGGTAAAAAGAAAAGCCCGGAGGCTTTCTTTAGTTATATGTTTTTTAAACCATAAGGCATCATTTCTTTTGCTTTAGAGTTTAAATTTCTTTTCTTATTAAGCTCTTTTTTATATAAATCAAAGTCTTTTTGAACGTACGCAAGTTTGCTGGCGAGGTCATATGCTTTGTTAGAGTATTTTTTTAGATTATTTTGATCTAATATTATAGTTTTATTGTATGTTCCACTATCCATTAATAAGGAATATAGTTTGTCTAGCTCTTTATTATCGATCGATGATATATCAAAAGATTTGTTACTTGTTTCTTTAGCGTATTCAAAAACTGCTTTTTCTTCTTTTGATAATCCCTTACCCCATTCAGATGTATAAACCTGTGTGTACCATACTGTAAATCCAATTCCGATAATAATCAATAAACAAATTAACCAAAACCACCATTTTTTTATAATAGACATATTGTATCTCCTTTATTCCCCATATCCTAAATTGTTCATTTGCTCTATATAATTAGTTTTAGCATCATTGTAATTATCTGAGAAGGTATTAAAATTCCCAGAAGGTTCTTTGGCTAAATTAACAAACTTCATAAGTGATTTATAGTAAGAATCTACTTCATTAAACTCGCTTTCGGTTTCTGATGTCACATTATTTTTAAGATCATTATATTCGTCTTTCACTGTATCTATGCTAGTTTCTAAATTAGATTCAGTGCCATCAAATATATTTTTTGTATTTTGCGCCTGTAGAGCTTTGTTGAAATCTGTGTAGGTTTTACCATCTATTTTGACACTTTCATTATAGATTGTGTCACTCCATACATTATAGTATTTATTTCCAATTGTTTCCGCATCAGAAGCAAGAGAAGTAGAGTCATCCTTAAATGATTTAATAGTATCTTTAAATATTATTTTCTTTTTTTGTTTATCCTCTTTTTCTTTCTTAGCGGCAGCTATTTTCGCATCATGCTCTTTCTTTATTTGCACCTGATTATAAATAAAAAAAGATGCGCCAGCTATAATTAAAACTAAAATAAGCGATCCAACAATATATACTACCTTTTTTGGTATAGTCATTCTCTCGTTCTCCCTTTATATTTTATTTTCCTTTGAGCTTCATATTAGTTTTATCAAAAGCACTACTTCCAGCCATCTTTGTCTCGTCCTCATATCTTAGCTCAACCATAGGCTTCTGATTGTTATCTCCGCCAAAGAGCGTACCTAGAGCACGTTGCTGTATTTCGCTTCCTAAATAATCAACATTTTTTTGTTTAGTTGCTTCATCTTGATATTTTAAATCTTGAGATACGTACGCAATTAACATATCATATTCATTTTCAAATGGAACCACTTTTATTAGTACCCCGCTCGAATCAGAAATCAAGCGATCAATTGACTCATTAAATAACTCTATACTATCTGATGTAATTTTAGAGGGTGTAGATACATCATCTTGAGCAGGTTCTTCTGCTTGCTCGTCCTCGGCAGCGTCTTCTTGAGCGGGTTTTTCCGTTTGCTCATCTTGGACAGTATTCTTTTTTTGCTCATTTGCTGTAGTTTCTTCTGGATTATTAATAACATAGTTATACATCTGTACAACTCTTATTAGTGAAAAGGTGATTAGAAATATAGCGGATATAGTCAATATTATTGTGTATTTTCGTCTGTTTTCATTTTTAACAACTTTTACTATCCCGAATATTAAGGAAGCTAGTGCCACCAAGTATATTATTACCCAAAAGCTGTAAAATAAAATAACTAAAAATAATATAGCAAGAGCCCAAAACCACCATTTTTTTAACAAGTAACTATACTTACTCATCCCGTTATCTCCTTTTTATAAAAACATAATTATTAAAATTACTATGACAGGAATAGTTATCAACAATGTCATTAAACAACCACATCCTGACATTAATTTACCAGATTCTTCCATAAAAGCGCCGACTTTTTGTGCTTTTCCGTTGTTGTTGCTTTGATAAATGATTGGTGTTAGACAGTTAGGACATTGATTTTCGTGATTGTCTAGTGCATGTCCGCATTTAGGGCAATACATATGTTCACCTCGTCAAAATTTATTAGCACCCATAATCATAAGGATAAAAAGAGTTATCCTCCTGGAAAACTTGAATGGTAGAGCCAAAATGTATAATATAATTACCATTATTATACATTAGTCCATATTTTTCTCTATAATTCTCTACTACTTCAATCAAAAATTTTTCAGTAACATTTAAAAAAGTAGCAGCTTCATAATATGTTCTGTAGCCAAGATCGTAGCATAATGCAAGTGTTTGTAAATTTACTAAGTATTCATGAGATTTACGACGAGCGAATTTTTCTTGTTTAATATTATCGATGTTATTAAAATTTGTTATATCCCCAACGGTGTATTTCCAATGCATTGCCTCTTCTATAATAGTACATCTAAGCTCACTTTCTGTTAACGATGGATGCAAATGTACTACTTTATTCTGTATAAGTCCGAAAAGTTTTGTTGGTAAGTTGTTATTAATAACGAAATTCAATTCTGGAAACTCTTTCTTTAATTCATAACTTGTTTTATTCATCAATTAGCCTCCTAATGTTAATTTTTAGGCAACTACTCTTTTTGTGATCTGATAAATTTTAAATATTTTTCTATCTCTATTCGTTCTTCTTCCGTCAAATCATTGTCAATATGCGCAGCTAGTAAGTCGCTGTTGTCGAATTTTTCACGACCTAATAAATAATCAGTTGTTACATTAAAGTAATCGGCTAACTGAACGATTAATTCATCTTTTATAGCACGTTTGTCTGTTTCCCACATTCCTATAGTACTTGTTGAAACATTTAAATCTTTTGCAAGTTGAATTTGAGAGATACCTCTTTTATTTCTCAACTCAGATATTTTTTTGCCTATAGTCATAATATCTCCCTCCTTCTTAAGTATCACTATAAGTGATATTTTAAAAAAAATAAACAAAAATCACAAAAAGTGATTGACAATCACGTAAAGTGATAGTATTATTATCACATAGAGTGATAAAGGCGGTGATTAATATTAATAATCTCAAAAAAATTCGCATTGCTAAAGGTATTACACAATTAGAAGCAGCTGAGGCTATCGGTATTTCTTATAGTTTACTTTCTAAAATGGAAGCAGGTTATCGAGGTAGTTCAGATAAAACAAAGATTAAAGTAGCAAATTTTTACGGAAAAAGCGTTGGAGAAATTTTTTTTAATAAAGAAATCACTAATAGTGATAATAAAAAACTAACCGAAATAGGAGGCTAGAAAATGAAAAATCGTTTAGAAGATATTGTAAATAAAGAGCAATTCATTACATCCCAAATCGGAAAAAAGAAACTTGATGATGTAATGAATGCGCTTGAGGAATTGGAGAATGAGTATGAGCTAGTACCCTGTCAAATTGAGGATATAGCTAAACATTATCGATTGGTAAAACTACTTCCATTTCCTTAACTGACAATTCAAAAATAGGTTTTTGATATTCAACTGCATATTTTCTGAAATTATAGTTGACTTCCCCAACAGTGTTGGCGGCAACATATATTTGCTCAATCAGATCGTTTGCTACTTCCGTTTGACAGAACGGACAAGTAATATGAGATGACTTTACATTCAGGTTTAACGGAAAATTATTTTCACATTGTATGCATTTTAAACTAGCAATTGTTGTTTTCATAATATCACCTCCAATCAAACTAATTATAGCAGATTGGAGAGTAACCAAAAATAGGAGGCTAGAAAATGAAAAAAATTGCATTTACAAACTCTTTCCTAACTAAGAGAAATAGAAAAGAGTCAGTACTCACCATTGAATTAAGTATAACTGGCGAAGATTTTAGCGATTTAAGTATTTTGCCGGAACTTTATTCAGAAATTAATTCATTAGTTAATAGATTATCGGAAAAAACTAACGGCGATTTGGGCAAAAGAAAATAGGAGGCTAGAACATGAGTAACGAAGAGTTAACTTTGTCAATCAAAACTAGTCAAAGAGAAGATGGGTCTGCATATAATGCCATTCAACTTGGTGACTGGAAAGTAGGACGATTTGTAACAGGTGTTCATTTAGAAATACTAGGCGGTAAACGACCAAAGTTAATTATTGAATGCTATCCAGAAAGAATAGATGTAGATGGTTTAGAAGTAGAGGCTCTTTTAAAACGATTAAAGGAGGAAGAAAAATGAATGACAACATTAAAAAAGCCGGAAACGAAATAATCAAGGAGTTAGAAATATCATTTAATCCATACACAAGAGTAGTAATTACTGTAGATGGAGTGAGAATTGTTGAGGATTTAGCGTTTGAACCACTCCGTGTCAGTTCTGATACAACCGACACGAAGCAATGATTAATTAACTCTGTTATAACTATGAACTTTATCCAATTGAGACAAAGCAGTTCCTAGTGAACCAGAATGAATAAAACTTAAATACTCTGATTGAGAAACATTGTGATAGTGATAGATAGAGCCGTCATTAAATTCGATTTCTAAAATATCATTTTCCCAGCCAACGCTTCTGATTCTACTAGAGGAAACATGATTTCTTTGCATAAATATCACCTCCTTTCACAAAAACTATAGCATTGTGAAGGGGTGAACAGAAAGGAGAACAAAATGTCAAATTTACAAATCTTCAACTTTGAAGGAAATGAAGTAAGAACAGTATTTATTGAAAACGAGCCTCATTTTATCGGCAAAGACGTGGCAAAAGTATTGGGATATTCAAATAGCCGCGATGCATTAAAACGCCATGTTTTCCTTAAAAACAAGGGGGTCGTGAAACACGACTCCCTTGGAGGAAGCCAGAATTTAACCGCTATAAATGAAGCGGGTCTATATCAGTTGATTTTTAAATCAAAACTAGAATCTGCTGAAAGATTTCAAGACTGGGTTACTTCGGAAGTATTGCCATCTGTTCGTAAGCATGGAGCTTACATGACAAATGACACAATCGAAAAAGCAATCACTGACCCTGATTTTCTAATCAAACTAGCGACAAATTTAAAAGAAGAAAAAACGAAGCGGATAGAAGCGGAACAAAGGTTAGAAATACAAAAGCCGAAAGTGATGTTTGCGGAAGCTGTAAGCGATGCAAGAGGAACCATTTTAATAAGAGATTTAGCTAAGCTAATCCAACAAAACGGCATCGATATTGGGGAGAAAAGACTATTTGAATGGATGCGCCAAAGAGGATATCTCATTTCGAGAAAAGGCACGGATTACAATCGGCCTACGCAAAAAAGTATGGAACTGGGACTGTTTAAGATTAAAGAAACAGCGATTATAAGGTCAAGCGGAGCGCAAACAGCAATTACAGCAAAAGTTACAGGCAAAGGACAACTTTACTTTGTAAATAAGTTCTTAGAACAATCATTAAAAACAATTTAAGCGCCGCTACCACACGACGCTTACAGACAACTTAGTCACTGGGGAGCGACTAACAATAGTATATAACGATAAGTTGTTAATTAGTCGCAAAAAAATAAACAAAAGAGGGATTGAGATATTGTGTTTCAAAAATCAGTAACAGCAAGTCATGCGATGCAAGTTTTAGCAGAAACTCGCACACAAAAAGAGCTAGCAATAGACAGTTATGTAACGCCAGCACTGATAAGCAATCAAACGAAAGGGAAACGAACGGTTTCGCTTGAACAAGCGGAACAGTTAATTGATAGCTACAACGAACCAGAAAGCACTTTTATGTTTGCGCATGAATTTAGTAATGGAATGATACCACCGCTTTTCGACGGCTTAGACAGCCACCACGCTTCTTTAACTAACCGCTTTGAATTAGAAGTGGCGGAAGCGATAAACACGCTAAAAAACGGCTTAGAGACGATGACATTCAATTTAAGAAAAGGTGACATGCTACAACGAGAAGCCGCGAAACAAGCTATTTCAGAAATAACGGATGTTATTGCATCTGCTCTAACACTGAACGCAAGTATTGCAAGAACTTTCAACATAGACTTACAACAAGTTTTGAACAAACGTGATCAATATTATCAAAAATCTGGATTAGTAAGGAGTTGTGAAAAATGAACAAAGTACTTGTATCAGCTAACTACGAGGGTTATGAATCAAAAAATATTAATTTCGCGGAATTAAATAATATCGTTAAAGGCCGATTTGAAAATATGGACCAAAAAGAACGAAAAAAAAGAGCAGATAAATTTAATCAAAAATTTGAAGTCACTAAAGAGCTTGTAAATGGACATTTACGCGAAATTATTATACCGAGGCGCACACTATGAAAGGTCAAATGTTATTCAGCATCTTAGTCATAATAGCGGCGGCATTAGCGTTAATAAACTTATGTAATTTGATTTTAATTCTAATTTTAATTTAGGAGGCTACAACAATGACAGAAAGAGTTTTTCGGAAACAAACGATTTTCGGTAATAGTGAGATTTTCATAGACGACAGAACGAAAATGATCGCTAATCCAGCTTTCCGGCAAAAAATCCCGCTTATTGAAACAGGTTGCGAGAAAATGGCGGACTATATCGAAGAGTTAAAGTTAAAAGGTTATGAGGAGGTCACAAGATAATGGATGTTTTTGCAGTAATGATTTTCGTGTCGTTTATGTCAGTGATCGCTGGTTATTGGCTGAGAGGAAGTGATAAACATGGTTGAGAATCCGCTTGTGGTTGATGCTTGTTGGTCCAGTTTTGAAAGGATAAGCCAAATTTGGCATAACGAATATTTAGAGGAATTAGAGCGTACTAATGAAGAAGAGGCGGAAAACGAAGAATAAAAAAGACCCACATAGCAGTGTGGGTCGAGGATTTGAGATATTACCTTAAAGAAATTATACCTTAAATCCAAAAATTAAGCAATGGAGGTATAACATGGATAATTTTAAAACGATTCATTACGGCTTTAAAGTCGTGATACATGATTATGAAGATGAATTAACACCGCTTTATAACTTACTAAAGAAGCAATCAACTAATTTGGAAGGATCTAAACTATTTGATGAATTAATTGATATACATGAAAAGCTAGCTAAAAAAATCGAGCAGAGAGAAGGAATAAAGGCATGAAATTATACGAATTGACTCAAGCATATAATCAAGTATTAGAAATGGCGGAGGACTTAGACGCAGAAACGCTACAAGATACTTTAGACAGCATCAGAGAGCCGATAGAAGAAAAGGCGGAAAACATTATAAAAATGGTAAAAAGTATTGATGCTGAGACCGATGGATTAGCTAAAGAAGTAGAGAGGTTAACGAAGCGTAAAAAAGCGCTAGAAGCAAAAGCAAAAAATATGAAAGAGTATTTAGAAAGCGAAATGTTAAAAGTGGATATCCGTAAAATTAAAAGCCCCTTATTTACAATCAGCATTCAAAAGAACCCTTCTAGCTTGCTTTTAGAGGACGAAGAAAAGTTATTCATGTTTTTAGTCGAACAACCCAAAAAATTGGATAAAAAAGCTATTACAAGCGCTCTGAAAGAGGGCAGAGAAGTACCGGGGGCTGAGTTAGTACAAACTGAATCATTGAGAGTGAGGTAGGAATATGAAAACAAGCGAGTCAATTATTGAGATAAGTAAAGCATTATCTAAATTTCAAGAGCAAGCCGAACAACCAGCTAAATCAGCGGATAATCCATTTTTTAAAAGCAAATATGTACCTTTAGAAAGCGTAATTAGCGCAGTAAAAAAACACGCTCCCAAATTAGGATTATCTTATATCCAAATTCCGTTAACGGAAGAAAATAAAGTGGGTGTAAAAACGATTTTAATGCACGCTAGTGGTGAATTTGTTGAGTTCGACCCGTTTATGTTGCCTCTTGATAAAAACACAGCGCAAGGAGCCGGAAGCGCTCTGACATATGCACGCAGATACACACTATCCGCTGCTTTTGGGATTGCAAGTGATGAAGATGACGACGGTAACAGCGCAAGCGGAAATACAAAGCCTAGTAATAAAAATCAAGCTAAACAGCAAACGCAAAACAATCATTTAGCGTCAGATGCACAGAGGAAGGCTATATTTGCAAAGGCTAAAGTTGTCGGAGAACCATTCGGACATGATGCTAAATTTGTTTTAGAGAGCTATAAAGTGACTGATACTAAATCAATGAGTAAAAGTGAAGCTTCAGCACTGATCAAGAGATTAGAAACAGAGATAGAAGCGCAAAAACAAGTTGAGTAGGAGGAAATAAGCTATGTCACTTGGGTGGATTAAACTGCATAGGGATTTAAAAGAAAAGCCAATTTGGAAAAGCTCTACACCCGAGCAAAAAACCATCCTTGTGACTTTGTTAATGATGGCAAATCACAAGGAAAATGAGTGGGAATGGAGAGGGAAACCTTTCAAAGCAAAACCGGGTGAATTCGTCACAAGTATCAAATCAATTACAGAAGAATGCGGAAAAGGTATCTCATCGCAAAATGTCAGAACAGCGTTAAAAAGATTTGAAAATTATGGATTTCTAACAAAGGAATCAACAAAGGTTAGCACCCTTATAAACGTAGTTAATTGGGGAGTTTATCAAGAGTTAGAAAACAAAACTAACACAGTTACTAACAAACAGCTAACAAACGACTCACAAACAGCTAACAAACAGCTAACAACTAACAAGAATGTAAGAACTAAAGAATGTAATAAAGATAACAACAACATTAACAACAGCGATTTAAATTTCAAGGATTTTTGGGAACAAAACGGATTCGGAATGATGCTACCGATTGAGCAAGAAAAACTACTTGCATGGGTAGATGATTTTTCTGGTAATCGAGAAATAGTTTTTAAGGCATTGGAAGTTACTTCTGAACAAGGAGCGAATAAACGTAATTATGCATACGTTAATAAAATTCTTAGAAACTGGGAAGAAAGAGGATTTAAAACGGTTGCTGATGTGAATGCGGCAGAAGAGGAAAGGCGAATGCAAAATGAACAGAAGTATAACAAGCCCGCTTACGGCAAATACAACAAGAATCAGAAACAAGAAGTCTTGCCGGATTGGCTTGATAGCGAGGTAAAACCGCAAGTATCGACATCAGAATCAGAATCAAGCGGAGACTTAGAAAAGAAAGTAGCGGAAATTAAAGCGAAGTTAGCGGAGAGGGATGAGGTGCAGACGTGAACTTTTTAGATCTATTCGCTGGAATTGGTGGATTTCGATTAGGGATGGAACGAAACGCAGAATTGAGAAGGGGAGAAAATTATGATTTACAAACATGAGGAAGCTCGACAATACCGCGAAATCAATTTCCTAGACCAGTTCCTAGAAGGTCACGATGGATTCATAGCGGGAGGCTGTTTTAAAAATATTTTTAATCATGAAAAAGTGAAGGATATTGACATGTTTTTCCGCAACGAAAAAGACCTAAATGAGGCAATTCATTATTACACCGAGAAATGTGCTAGCGATGCAAACCATATTAAACTTGTGTATAAAACTGGTAAAGTCGTCGCCTTTATACACATTCCGTCAAAAACCAAATTAGAGTTAGTTCGCTCTGTTTTTGGGGAACCAGAAGAGGTTATTAGTAACTTTGACTTTACTGTTACCAAAGTAGCACGATACGTTGTTGACGGGGAGCATCGGATAGTAATTCATCCCCAATTTTTTGAACACTTACATCTCAAAAGGTTGGTGGTTGACAATACTCTTAATTTCCCGATATCGACATTTGAAAGAATGATTAGGTACGTAGGTTACGGTTATAAGCCTTGTCTCGAAACAAAGGCGAAATTGGTTGATGCAATCAATAGTATTCAGAACATAGATGAGAATGATTTTTCAAAAAGTCTATATGAAGGATTAGATTAAGGAGGAAAACAATGAAATTTAAAAAAGGCGATCTAGTAGAAGTTATTTGGCGTAGTGAGTTATATCGAGGCGCAGTAACGCAGGTTGTAGAAGTAACAAATGAAATAGTAGTTAAATTAGCTAAGAAGCCAGCAATAGATTATTTATTTGAACAAAATCAAGTTAGCAAAGTCGAACTTGTGAAAGTTCCACAATTTGTAGCTGTTTGGATTTCTCATTGCGAAAGATGGGAGTTGTGGCACGCGATGGACTATGGCATAGATAGCATGTCAGAGGACGTGAGGGAATGGCTTTTTAAGGCACACGATAATCAAGAACTATTCGCCCGTGCTTGGCTCGATGGCTACGAGGTAGAGCAAGAACCGCTATATTATGTGAAATTTTTCGATGGGGGATTAGGTTTTCTCAATGTTTACTTTACTGGCGTACGACTTTTAAGTTGTCACCTGGGAAGTGAAGGGTATAAAACCAAATTCACAGAACAAGAAATCAAAGAATTGGACGAAAGATACTGGCAGTTTAAAGTGCCTGTGGAAGAAGTGGAGGAGACAAAATGAAAATTAAAATAAACGAAGATTACGTAATCAGAAGTAATCAATATCAATATGTATTATCAAAGCCAAAAGGACCAGATAAAAATGGAATGGAACAATACAACGATATTGGCTATTTCCCTACTATAGAAAAAGCTTTAGAAGCATTCGCTGAAAACCACATCAGAACATCAGAGATTAGTGGTTTTAAAGAATTGGCACACGAAGTGAAAATGGTAAGGGAATTGCTAGCTGGGATAAAAAGCAGGTTGGAGGTACTCAAATGAAAACACACGAACTAAAAATATTATCAGAATACTTCCAGGCCATCCTAGAAGGAAAAAAACGTTTGAAATTAGGAAGAATGACCGTGATTACCAAGTCGGTGACACGTTAATTTTGCAAGAATGGGAAGGCGAGTATACTTGGTATAAATTGGCGGTAGAAGTGACCTACATCACTGACTATGAGCAAAAAGAGGGATATGTAGTGATGGGAATAAAACTAGATGACGACTGGGGAAGAGGAATTTATTCATGAGGAAAGAGGTTGCAGAATGAAAGTAGCATATAACGCTAACTATGGAGGGTTTGAGTTATCTGACAAAGCAGTACTATATTTGTGCCAACTTAAAGGAATATCTGTTGAGGAGTATGACTATAGATGGTATGCAGGGGACTGGGTAGACTATGAGAACAGAGCCGACCCAGATTTGATTGCAACCATAGAGGTTCTAGGAGAGGAAGCTGGCAAGTATGGCTCTATATTGAAAATAAGGGAGATACCAGACGGGAGCGAATTTGATATCGCCGAATACGACGGGTTGGAGATGGTTGTATATGGGGATGAAGAATGGCCAGATTTAAGGTGAAACACCCTCAGCATCAAACCTATTCCTTTCAGCAAAGGCGTTTGAAACGAGCGGTACTAGTGTTGTTCCTGAGAATTATTAAAAATTTGAAGAGGTGACAAAATTATGAAAGTAGAATTAGATTTCAGCGGGTTTATCGAGATTGACACTTTAATCAAACTGGAAAATATAAACATATGTGCGTGGTGCGGCGGAATCGGCACTATAAAAACATTAGTTGGTTACGCTCGATATGATGCAGGTGCGCTAACCAAAAAAGAATATATAGAATGTCCAAAGTGCAAAGGGACAGGATATTCTCAGAACGGCAGACTTTAGTATGTTGAAGGAGGAAAAATAAATGCCAAATTGGGCAGAAGGTTCACTTAAAATCAGAGGAACAAAAGAGAACATATTGAATTTTCTTAAAAACGAGCTATTAGGTAGCACGTATCCCATTTTTTTAAATGACGAAGTTCAATATAAACACAGGCCTGTTGAACACGAAATAAATAATTACGGAGAATATATATTTAGATGTGAAGATGGTTTTTACATCAACAATACTAGAAGAGCTTTTATTTACAATACTGAGCTAATTTTTGATTTGTACGAAGATGACGACGAAATTCCGCAAATCGAAATAGAAGGATTCAAGCAAGCGTGGGGAGTAATATCAGATAATTATGTAGATCATTCAAAAAAATATGATTTGGATATGAAAATATTTGCATTCGAACGAGGTATGGAATTTACACAAGAAATAGAACTGTGCAAAGGAAAAATAGTCAAGGACGTTGCGGAAGAACACGAAGACTATTTCTGGACCGTTCCGTTCGCTGGGCTTGGAGGTTGATAGCATGAATAAATTTGCCTTAGGTATTTCTATATTAATTATTATATTTGTAACTTTACTAGCTACACTATTGTTTATTAAGCCAATGATCACATTTTTAACGGTGGCTGGTGCATTGCTTCTGTGGGTAGGAGTACTGGTTTCAAAGAAGGTGTATAAAGAGATAGATTTTTTTATGTGGGAAGCAGAATTAGGAAAATACAAGGAGGAAGAATGAATGATGAATCGTGTCATGCTCGTAGGACGCTTAACTAAAGACCCTGATTTACGTTACACTCCAGCTGGTGTGGCTGTTGCGACTTTTACATTAGCTGTCAATCGTACTTTCACTAACCAACAAGGAGAACGAGAAGCTGACTTTATTAATTGTGTTGTTTGGCGTAAACCAGCAGAAAACGTTGCTAATTTCCTGAAGAAGGGAAGCATGGCAGGCGTTGACGGCCGCGTTCAAACTCGTAATTATGAGGATAACGACGGCAAACGCGTTTTTGTTACGGAAGTAGTTGCTGAATCAGTTCAATTCTTAGAACCTAAAAATAACAACGCAGAAGGCGCTACATCGAATAATTATCAAGGTAAGGCTAATTATTCAAATGACAATCAAACAAGCTCATATCGAGCGGATACGAGCCAGAAGAGCGATTCATTTGCAAGTGAAGGTAAGCCGATTGATATTAATCCGGATGATTTGCCATTTTGAGCATTTAATTTTATAACGGGGAGCGATGAAAATGAGCAGAAAGGAATTAAGAAAAAAGCAATGGGAAGTTATTACGATGATTGAAAAAAGCAAGACTCTCGCAGATAGAAAAAATTTAATTAAAAAGCTAGAAACACTAGAAGCAAGAGGAGATAAAGAGAAAGGTTTAGCTACACCAACACAGTTACTTTCGATATTTACAGTCACTGAATATCGACGATTGAGTAAAAAACTTACTGATACGGAAATAGCGGAAGATATGGGCATTAGCAGGAGCGCACTAATAAAATTCAAAAGAAAAAACGGCTTGTCTATAGGTCAGAAGGTGGCAACATGACAGCTAAAGAGAGGGAGCAACTAATAGACGTCATCGCTAATTATACAAGCAACACAATTGAATATCTTAACAAATTATCGGACAAGGAGTTAGAAGTCATTTATGAAACAAGAGTTATTGAAGACTACCACAACTAGCAATAAAATTATTATCCCGCTCCCGTTAACAGACTTAAACACTTATATAAACAAAGAGAGAGGGCACAGACAAGCCGCTGCTAAAGTGAAAAAACAAATGACATATATATGCTCTAGCTATGTGAAGTTAGCCATGCAACATGGTGTAAAGTTTCCTGTACCGTGCAGATTAAAATTTACTTGGATAATTCCAAATAAACGAAAGGATCCCGACAACATTGCCTTTGCTAAAAAATTTATTTTCGACGGCATGATGAAGGCGGGATTTATAGAGAATGACAACCTAAACTATATCGAGGGCTTTTCTGATTACTTCATAGTCGATAAAGACGAAGAAAGCCGAGTGATTGTGGAGGTGGAATATGATTAACAAAATCGGAGCAACGGTCATAAGCATTGCTTTTTGGGCTTTTTGGATTCTGGCTAGTGTGTTTATATTAGGCGCACTGATAAAAGGCGTGTTATGGATTTGGGGAAATATATTTTAATTAACTAAACACGGGGGCGACTTTATGGGACAACTATTCAATCTACCACAAGTTGAAGATATCAACTACATTCAGACAGTCAGAGCAGTAAGAAAGTTCTTTAAAGACTATTTAATGCTTCGAGTGATGGCTGGTGATCGTAAATTTCCAACAATGACAACCATGTATAAGATTACGCCACCAAATTTTGGTAATGAGTTTCATTCGAAAGTAGAAGATGCTGCAGTTCATAATGTTGATAACGTTCATGCAGCACAAGAAGCGGTTAAAAAATACGATGCTATTTTGAATCAACTTGTTCACATTCATAGAAAGATACTGATTGAAAAGTATATTTATGACTATCAAGATAAAATTATTATGAATGATATTCCATATGAGGAAAGGCAATACAAAAGAGAGAAGAAAAAGGCTGTTATTGAATTAGCGACTATTTTAGGGATTGAAGTGCTAAATTGAAAATGGCACTTTTCTGGCACTTTTTGAGCAAAAAAAGGTGATAAAATGTTATTAGTGAGAAGTGAAGATGATTACAAAAATAAATCATATATTGAGTCTGCGCTCCACTTCTCATTTATAAAAATACTCGTGGCGGAATAGGTAGACGTTGGTCGAAGCATACTGTTTAGAGCCGACTATCGGTCAACATAGGCAACTGGCCGACGTATGTTTCATGCAAGGTGCAAATCCTTGCCGAGTATATAGTGAAAAACGAAGAAGGAGTTAATTACATGAGGGAAATTATAAAAGCTGGAATAACAGAGAGGAAAGACAGGAAACCAGAGTTCAACATTCAAATCGGCGGAAGTGAAAGCGAAATGTCATATGCGTTAGCGAAGTCTTTTGAGATGTTTATCAGTCAGGCAGCTAAGTTCAATGATAAATCGTTTGAACAGACGAAGAAAGACTACTTAGAAGCTATTAGTGTTGTTATTAGTACTATTCATGATACAGAAAGAAAATAACTATTTGATTATCAAGGGAGCGTGGTGATATGTAGTGAAAACGGAAGAGAAATATAAAATCTTTGCTAAAACCTATGTAATGAATGGGTTTAACGGCAAAGAAGCTGCCATATCAGCAGGTTACAGTACTAAGACAGCAGAGCAACAAGCTTCTAGGTTGTTAAGGAATGTTAAGGTGCTTGGACTTATAGATGAAGAAATGAAACTACTTTCAAAACGTATGCAGGATGACGCTTCGAAAATATATGCTGAATTATGGAAACAGGTTAGAATGATTGACGATAAAATAGCGAAGCATGAAGAAGCGTCTCGCAAGTTAAGTATTACCGATGCTCGTAAAATAACTGCGATAGCTGATATTAATAATTTAAAGGCGAAAATAAGGCGAACTGAATCCAAAATTAAAAAAATGGATGGAAGGAAAGCCGATGAAGGAAAATTAAAAAAAGAGTTATTGGAAGAATATGACGAACTAAAAATTCAACTAGAAGAGCTTGAGGATAGTGTAAGTGAAATTTATGAAGAGAACAGTACATCAAAGCGGGATTTATTGTGGCACAAAGATTGGAAAGAAATACTATCTTTAAGAGCGCAAATACTTCAAGACTTATTCGATAGATCGGGCTATAAAGAAACAAAAGACTTGCAGGATAGGCGTGTAGCTCTTCTTGATGCACAGATTAATAAATTAAATGCAGATGAGCAAGATGAACGCAAGGCTAAGCTTAATCAAATTATTGCATCAACAGATAATATACAGGCCCACACAGCTCTTATTAAAGGCGCTGAAAAAGATACATCATTATTAAACGCATTGATTGATGTTGCGAATGGTGGTGATGGCAGTGGTTCAATTGGCGTTCAGTCTAAAACAACAAGAGACGATACGGGAACAAACTAAAAACATAACGTTAGAAGTTAACGAAGGGACTCCGCGTTCTGGGAAAACCACAGCTGATATTTTTAAAATGGCAAATTTCTACATTAATTCTAGGGATATGAACCATTTAGTTACAGCATATAACCAAGAACAAGCCTTTCGATTATTTATGGATGGTGATGGTTTAGGTTTAATTCATATTTACGGAAACCTCACAGAAATGAAGCACGATGAACACGGGGACCACTTACTTTTACATGCTCCAAATGGTAAGAAAAAGATTTACTACAAAGGTGGAGGCAAGGTAAACAGTGTGGGCGCTATCACAGGTATGTCGCTTGGCTCTGTAACATTTTTGGAAATCAACTTATTACACATGGATTTTGTAAAAGAGTGTTTCCGGAGAACTTATGCAGCAAAAGATAGATTCCATTTAGCAGAATTAAATCCTCCCGCTCCAAGCCATCCAGTATTAACAGAAGTATTTGATCGTTACGAAAAAACAGGACGTTACAAGTGGCGTCATTGGACACCATTTGATAATCCTATACTTGACGAAGAGAGAAGAAACGAACTATATAACGAATTAAAGTTCTCTTCTTACCTTTTGCAACGTGACTGGTATGGTAAACGAGTTTTGCCGAAAGGTATTATTTACGAAACATTTGATATGCAGAAAAACCAAATATCCAAATTAGAAGGTCGTCCAATTGAGATGGTCTTTTTTGGTGACGGAGGACAACAAGATGCTACTGTTTGTGAGTGCTATGTAATTACAGAGCACGCGGCTGACGGACATTATAAATACAAATTTAATCAAGTTGCATCCTATTATCACAGTGGTAGGGATACAGGAGAAGTAAAAGCTGGTTCAACCTATGCCGTTGAGATAAAACAATTCATTCAATGGTGTATGAAAGAGTATGAAGTACCAGTAAATGAGCCTGTTTTTATTGACCCTGCCTGTCGCTGGCTACGTGAAGAACTGGAAAAGGTTGGTGTTGATACAGCAGGAGCAGACAACAATGCTCATGATGTGACAGGTAAAGCGCAAGGTATAGAGGTTGGAATTGAGCGGATGCAGTCGCTATTAAGCGAAAGGCGTTATTTGCTTGTTGAACAACCTAACGATCAATATGACCATTACAGTTGGCTACAAGAAATTGGTATGTATGTACGCGACGAAAACAGCGGGAAACCAGTTGACAAGAATAATCACGCGATGGATACAAGTAGATACGCTACAAACTACTTTTATAGGAATTATGAAGATATATAGAAAGGAGTGATTAAATGGGTGTTTGGAGTGTAATGACACGCTTTATTAAAGGTTGGCTAAATGGAAAACCTAACGGCAGCGAACCGGAGTTAATACCAAAATATCTGCCGCTCATTCCAGATAATCAAAAAGAATGGAGCAAAGACTCCTATTTAACTTCGTTGTGGGCTCAAGGATATGTGCCAACAGTACACGATAAGTTAATGAATTCCGGAACAGGCAATGAGATAGTTGTTGTTGCGGCTGAGTATATATCTGGAAAGCCTTTAAGTATTGATGTAACAGGAGTTAATGGCAGTAAGGATGAAAACTTAACAAAGCAACTGAAAGAAGCATTACGGATTGATAATTTTGATAGTAAGAGCGTGAAAATTGTTGAATTAGCAGGGGGGAGCGGAGTATCCGCTGTAAAGATTAACATTTTAAATGGGCGACCATCTATTAGCGTTCATAGCTCTAGCCAATTTTGGATAGATTTTAAAAACAATGAGCCATTTCGTTTTAATTTCTTTGAGGAAATACCCACAAGTAATAAAGCAGATATTTATTATTTAGTTGAAAGCAGAGAAATAAAACAATGGGACAAGGAAGGGAAAAAATTATCTGGAGGTTTTGTAACATATTCTGTTATTAAAATTGATGGCGATAAAACTACTCCTATGGGTGCGGAGAGACTACCAGAACAGATTACAAGCTATCTGTACACAAATAATATTCAATTGAATCATTCTGTATCAATTGGTTTAAAGAGTATGGGCGCGTATTTAATAAATAATAGCCCAAGCAATACTAGATACCCACATCTTAATCTTGGGGAATCTGACTTATCGCAATGTACCAATTATTTATTTGCCGTAGATTACTTTTTCACTGTTTATATGCGCGAAGGAGAGAAAACAAAAACAAAAATAGCGGCTAGCGAACGAATGTTTAGGAAAAAAGTTAATAAGAGCACAGATAAAGAAGAATGGTCCATGAATGTAGATGAAGACTACTTTATGCAGTTCAAAGGAACGTTAGATGCTGGCGCGAAGTTAAATGACATGATTCAATTCATGCAAGGAGACTTCCGAGACGGTAGTTATCGCGAAACGATGGAATATTTTGCTCAGAAAGCTGTTTCGAAATCTGGTTATAATCCCGCTACTTTTAATCTAGGTAATAGGGAAGTTAAGGCGACCGAAATTTGGAGTTTACAAGACGCGACAGTGCGTAAAATTGAGAAGAAAAAACGCCTTATTCAAAATGTTTACGAACAGATGCTTTGGGACTTCCTATATTTGTTAACTGGTGGAACAAACAATAAAGAAAAAGCAATAATGCGTGATGAAATCAGGGTAATAATTGAGTTTCCGGACCCAATGACGGTTAATTTGAATGAACTTTCTAGTACTTTAAACAATATGAACAGCGCATTAGCGATGAGTGTAGAAGAAAAGGTGAAATTAATCCACCCAAAATGGGAAGATGAAGAGGTTCAAGCGGAAGTAAAACGTATCTATTTAGAAAACTCGATTGGAGAGCTTCCGGACCCAGAAGCAATTGGGGGAATTGAAACGAAAGGTGGGTGATTAGATGAGTCATCACCATGCACCAGTGGATTTCGAAAAAGAAGCATCTATCTTACGAAACCATTTTAATAATGCCGAAATAGAGTTGCTTTTGCTGATAAAGAAGCATGTCATGCATGGCGCTGAGAATCCAACAAAATGGAAATTCATTCAGCAGTCGCGTTTGATAAGGTTTAAAAGAGAATTGAAAGCACATATAAGTCTTTTCAAAGACGAAACGAGAAATAAAATAGATAAACTAACGTATCGTGTTTATCTTGATTGCGTGAATGAATACGAGGACGAAATGGAAGCCAGATATCAAACTAAGAAAGAGGTTGATATACAAAATGACGACTATTTATCTGAAAGTGATGCACTTATCCAAATTTCGGAAGATATGGCTAATTATTGGCAAAAAATCGCGCCCTCCAAGTACAAACAAGTGGTTAAGGAAACAAAAGATAGCAATGGAGTTTTAAAATATGCTATCGCAACATCACTTATTAATGTTTTAGGTGATGGCATAAGAAATGTTATAGATCAGTCTGGAAGAAAGTACCGGCCAGGAGCTTACATGGAAATGGCTTCAAGAGGTGCTTTTTTTAATGTTGGTTTGAATGCCATGAAACGTGTTCTTGGAAGATATGAGCACGAATTAGTTCAAGTATCAGCTCACGTGAGAAGTTGTCCGCGTTGTGCTCCTTGGCAAGGAGAGGTGCTATCAGTTAACTATGAAAGCAATGAATATAAAACGTTACAAGAAGCAGAAAATGATGGCTTGTTTCATCCAAATTGCCACCATTTTTTATATTCGTATTTCGAAGGTGACGAAACAGACGAGCCTATCCCATATGATGAAGAAGAATACGAAGCGCAAAGTAAGCAACGGTACTACGAGCGCGGCATTCGTGATTGGAAAACAAAAGATATACTTGCAGAAGGTCCCTCTAAACAATATACAGCTGGAAAAGTAAAACAATGGGAAGAAGCTTTGCAAGAGCATCTAAATAACAATCGCTTCTTAGAGAGAGAATCGGATAGAGAAATTATAAAAGCGTCTAAATGAACGCTTTTTTTGTTGGGCTTTATAAAAAATCTTGCCTACCTGCCGGCAACTAATAGACAGGGATGGCTCACTCAGAGCTTAAAAAGGAGGAAATATGAAGAATTATTTACAACGCAAGTTTGACATCCAACATTTTGCTGAAGGTGGAGACGATAAGAAATTTTCCCAAGCAGAGCTGGATGAGATTGTAAAAAATCGTGTAGCAGCTGAAAAACGGAAATTTAGTGGAGAGATTGAAACCATCAAAAGCGCGCATGAGGATGAAATCAGGAAGCTAAACCACCAAATCAATCAGCTTAACGATCAAGTGGGCGAACATGATTCATCTGAAAAGGCATTGAAAAAACTTCAAAAAGAGAAAGACGAGGCACTATCAAAGCTGGATGAATATGTTCAGAAAGAACAAACCGCAGAGTGGCACAACAAGCTAAAAGAAAGCGGCGTAAAAGAAGAACGCTATGAAGCGTTTACGAAGCTTTTTGGGGATGAAGAGCGAAATGACGACAACTTAGCGAAATTCGCAGAGCAATATCCTGAATGGATTGCAAAATCTGATGATGGTGACACGCCTCCACCAATCGGGGCAGGACTAGGCAATGCAAGTGAGCCAAGTGCTACAGACCCATTCATTCAAGCATTAAATTCATAATTAGAAAAGGAGAGATAGCAAAATGGCTATTAACTATGTAGACAAGTACGGTAAGGAGCTCGACCAGAAATTAGTCTTCGGCACTTACACAAATGAATTAGAAACACCTAACCTTTTATGGTTAGACGCAAAAACGTTTAAGATTCAAACTATCACAACAACAGGACTTAAAGCACATACAAGAAATAAAGGATATAACGAAGGTTCTGCTTCAAACACAAATAAATCTTATACGATTGATTTTGATCGTGATGTAGAATTCTTTGTAGATGTTATGGATGTGGACGAAACAGGTCAAGCGCTTTCTGCTGCGAATGTTACTAAAGAGTTTAATTCTCGGCATGCTGGACCAGAAATGGACGCTTATAGATTTTCTAAGTTAGCAACAGCAGCGAAAACAAATAGTAATTCGGTTGCGGAAGAAATCACTAAAGATAATGTGTTCACAAAATTAAAAGCGGCAATTCGAAAAGTGAAGAAATACGGAACTCAGAATCTTGTTATGTATGTTTCGCCAGATGTTATGGCAGCATTAGAACTTAGTGATGATTTTGTTCGAGCTATTAATGTGCAAAACATTGGTCCTTCATCCATCGAAACGCGTATTACGGCTATTGATGGTACACGTATTGTTGAGGTAGAAGCGGAAGATCGTTTCTATGATACTTTTGATTTTACAGATGGTTACAAACCAGCTGCAGGTGCTAAAAAACTGAATTTCTTGCTTGTAAATAAAGGTTCTATTGTCGGCGGCGCAAAACATGCTTCTATCTATTTGCACGCACCTGGCTCTGTAGGGCAAGGTGATGGCTGGTTGTATCAATATCGTGTATACCACGACATTTTTGTGTTGGACCAACAAAAAGATGGCGTAATCGCTTCTACAGAAGTCTAAGGAGGTTGGGGAAATGCAATTTAAAAAAGAAAATGTCGTTTACAATACAGACAATGTTGTATTAATCAATCAATTGAAAATTGATGGTTTTGAAGAGTTCGAGTATAAAGAACCAGAAAAAGAACCAGAAAAAGAATCAGAAAAATCGCCACCCAAGAGTAAAAAGGAGCCCAAAAATAAAGAGGGTGAGTAAATGAAAACGTATATTACACCAAGTGAGTTAGCTAGTCTAACAAACTTAAGTATCGAACCAACAGAAGCGGATAATTTAATAAAAGCCGCTTCTGTAGCAATTGACAAGCAAATTATGCCGAATATCATAGACAAGGACGATGTGGATGATGATATTAAACAAGCTGTTGCGTGGCAGTGTGAACACATCAAGAAATATGGTGAGTTTATTGGCATTGGTAACTTTACACTAGGCAAATTAACTATGGGTGGTCAATCACAAAATTCGAACAATTTTATACCTGACGTTCCGGACAAAGTGATGGATTTGCTTTTGTCTAGTAGCTGGCTTTATGCAGGAGTAGGTGGCTGTTAATGAGCTTTCAATTACCGCCTATTCCCGAGGCTATCCTAAACACAGAAGTTACTATAACTAGTAATAGTGGGCGCGATGACTTTGGAAATCTTTTACCAGATGCAATTAATAAATCAATGTTTCGCTATGAGTTTGAAAAGCTCGTAAATAAAACACAGGAAGGGTTAAACATAAGATATATTGTTAACTTATTTTGTAACAAATTAAATTTTGTTGTGAGTGAAGGAGACAATGTATCTTTTGTAATTCCTGACTATTGTTTAATTAAAGGTAAGGTCCAGAGCGTATCTTTCCCGCCAAATCCTGATGGAAGTATTCACCATTTTGAAATAGTAGTAGGAGAGGTGACAGAGCATGGGCTATAGCAGCTTTAAAGATAGAGTCATAAATGATATTCACAATAAGGCTTTGTCAACGGCTGCAAAGGCTGGACAAGAATTGGTTGAATTAGCAGAGCCTGTTACGCCAATTTTGTATGGCGATTTGCGTCGAAGTTCACATGCTAAAGTAATCATCCAAAAAAATTTAACTGTGGCCAGAGTATTTAGTTTAACTCCTTATGCACGCAGGCAATATTATGAAAATCGTCGGAATCCGCGTTGGTACGAAATGGCAATAAGTTATGGAATTCAGAGTATTAACCAAATTGTAGAAGGTGGGATGCGCTTATGATTGAGGATTTAGTAGTGCATTTCAAAAAAACATTCCCAGCTATAAAAACACTTGGATTCATTAAACAAACGGGGCTTGATTCAATGGTAGTAATTAATGAAGCACCGACATTTCAAAACAAGCAAGTACAAACGCAAAGTCGTGTTCGTGAGAGCATCGGCTTTTTAATTTATGATAAAAACACAATTCAATGCAAACGAACATACGATTTATTACGTAACTACTTTCTTTTAACAAACCCTTCTGAGCTGAATATCCAAAATCAGAAGGTAGTAGCAACAGATGTAGCAAGCGGCGGACAAGTCGATTATGACGATGATGGTCGTTTGATTTATCAACTAACAATATTATTTGAAAAGGAGATGTAAGTTAATGGCAACTTATGCAGTTAAACAATTAGAAATTTCGGTTAAAGATTCAGGGGAAAGCGGAGATGGTGTTTCGATTAAAGACTTAGAAACTTTAGACATTTCACTGAACTCAAATGTGGAACAATATACAACAATTGGTGAGGTATTTGAACGTGCGGTAAAAACAGGTGCTGCTATGGAGTTAGGTTTGGATGGGAAATACAATGAATCAGATCCAGGACAAAATGAATTACGTGAAACTTGGGATAAAGTTGGGTCTGAAGCTGAAAAAACAATTGTGGTTAAATTCCCAGCAGGCTCTAAGTATGAAATCACTGGACCAATCGGGATTAATGATTTCGGTGGTGGTGGTGCGAACGATATTGGTTCATTTTCTGCCACACAGAATTCAAATGGTACGCCGGTTTTTACGCCAGCGCCTACCATTGAGCCAACAAGCGTAACGGTAGATAGCGCCTCTAAAACTGTAAAAGTTGGAGAAACTGTTAAAATTACAGCAGGAGTACTGCCATCAGGAGCTCCACAAGATGTAACATTCACTTCATCTGATGAAACAAAAGCAACAGTAGCTAGCGATGGAACTTTAACAGGAGTTGCTACAACAGTAACTGCAATTAAAATCACAGTTGCGTCCAAAGTGAAACCATCGGTTAAAAATGACGTTTCTGTTTCTGTAACATCTGCCTAATAAACAAAATACGAAGCCCTCTGAGTGAGGGCTTTTACTAATTTGGAGGACAAAAATGAAATCATTTAATTTTAACGAGAACGAAGTAAAACTTCCATTGGAAATTAACGAAAAAGTATATTATGCGGACATTTCAGCACAAGCACACATTAAGTACAGTGCGCTTTTAGATGAAGCGCCTAAAATTTTAGGTCAAGTGCTTGCGCCTAAACTGAAAGGTGACGAAAGCGACGGAGAGCATACAACGCCAGATAGTGAAAACATGCATGAACTGTTAATGACTATCACAGATGGTATTGTAGCAACGAATGATGATATTTTTGCTATTTTTTTTAGCAAAGAAGACAGAGAAGAAATTAATTCTAAAACATTGCCAACGAAAGTTTACGAGGGACTTATTGAATACATTATAGCTAAATTATTTGAAAGTGATATGAACGAGGGAAGCGATGAGGGGAAGCCACAGGAAAACAGTATTACGGAATAATTGAAGACTTTGATTTAATCGAGTCTTCTTTTTTATCGTATTACGGTATTAGATTACGCAAAGAATTAGCGAATATGAGTTTTTCAGAGTTCCGAACATACCTAATGAACTTGGGTGGCGATACACCGTTTATGACTACTCTTGAAATTCGAATGACCGAACGAAGCAAAGTGCCAAAGCATTTGCTGAAAGAAAAAATAAAGCAAAATCGAATCATGTTAAAGCGTGGATATTTTGAGGATGCTGCTTCTAATGAAGAAGGATTAGAAAAGGCTTTGAGAGCTAACAGCAAGCTGAAAGAGGGGTGAAAATATGAGTAAAGCGGGAGAAATTTATTACGATATAAAAATACGCGAAAATGGCTATAAAAGCCAGATGAACAAAATCGATAAGGATATGGATAATTTTGCGAAGAAAGGGCAAAAAGCATCTGACAATATCGACAAAATCAATAAGAAAAACATTAATGTTAAAGGTCTTGATTCATCTATCGTCAAAGTTGAACAATTCGGAAATATGCTTGAAAAGTCTGGTCAAAAGTTAACAAAAGCTGGAACCGCGATGACCGTTGGGTTTACGGCGCCAATTGTAGCTGGAATGATTAAATCAACTAAAGCATATCTGGATTTTGATAATGAAGTGACAGAAGTTAACTCTTTATTGCGCGAATCTGGTGAATCGGCTAAAGAGTTTGGCGATCGTTATACACAAGTTTTTGATTATGCACAGAAAGCTAGTGTCAAGTATGGTGTAGCTTCTGAGCAAACTATGCTCGGTATGAAAGAGATGGTTAAAAAAGGCTACGATATTAATCAAACAATGGCGTCTATGCCTGCGATTTTTAATGCTGCTCGTGCATCTGGCGATGATTTCGAAACAGTAATGTCCGTTACTACGTCAACACTAGAACAGTTTGGAATGATTTCTAAGGACACCAACAAACAGATGGAATATACAAACAAAGTTGCCGATGTGCTAACCTATGTGGCGGATAAAACAGCAGCTGGATTCTCAGATATGGGAACAGCAATGAATTACGTTGGTCCTATTTCGCATTCGCTAGGATACTCGCTTACAGACACAGCTGCTGCGGTTGGTTTGCTTTCGAATCGTGGTATTGAAGGACAGAAAGCTGGTACTGGTTTACGCGGTATGCTAACAAGTTTACTTAAACCTTCAAAATCAGCTGCAGAAGCTATGTCAGCAGTTGGATTAACAATTGAAGATAACAACGGCAATATGAAAACTTTACCAACTCTCTTGGATGATATTAACGAAAAAACAAAAAAAATGACGAAAACACAGAAAAACTCCTTCTTAACAATGGTTTTTGGGCGTGAACCTCTATCGGCAGTAAATACATTGCTTGAGGCGGGAGGCGATTCATTACGTAAGTATTCCAAGGGCGCTGATGAAGCAAATGGATATACTAAACAAGTTGCTGATAATATGCGTAAAGCTGGCAAATTTGGTGTGGATCAATTCAAAGCTTCACTAGAAGTATTAGAACAGAATGTAGGGCAAAAATTAATGCCCGCCCTCACTCCTATCATTGAGTGGGCTAATAAGATGATTGATAAATTTAATGACCTTTCTGGTGCACAACAGCAGAGTATTATAAAATGGGCGGGAATTTTGGCAGCAACAGGTCCTGTGCTAATGATTGGCGGAAAACTAGTATCAATGACTGGCGGACTAATAAAAGGCTTTGCAGGGTTAGGAAAGATGTTAGGTTTAGGGAGTAAATTAGCTCCTTTAGCGGCTGGATTTGGCGCTACAACAACTGCTGTGGAAGGTACTAGTTTAGCTGCGGCTGGATTAGCTGGTTCTTTCGGAGCTTTACCAGCAGTTATTACGGTGGCTGGTGCGGCTTTGCTTGGTGTGGGTATTTATGCACTAGATAAACATATAAGCAAAATCGAAGAGAGCAAAGAACGTGTGAAAACGTGGGGCTATGACATTGGCGCCGAGGCAGATAAGTCTATGGTGAAATTTAATGAATTTGCATCAGAGGGTAAGCTTGCACTAGATACCTTTGCAACTGGCGCTACAGAAGACAGCGAGAAAATTGTCAGTGCTTTCAAAAACATGGCGGACGAAATTAAGAAGAATACAGACGATGCATTGGGTGACTTCAAGAAAGCATATGATGAAGCTTCACCTGCTGTACAAGCGTTACTAGACAACGCCATGAAAGATTCTGAAAAGAGGGCAGAAGAAAGAAAGGCAAACGTAGATTCGCAATATAAAGAAATAGAAAAGATTTATCAATCTCATGCGGTTAAAACTGGCAAGATGACATCTGAACAATCGAAAATTGTTAACAATATTTACAAAGATATGCAGATTGAACAAATTGAAAGTTTAGGCTTAAGCAACAAAAAGAAAACACAGCTGATAAAAGCGATGAATGGTGAGGTGCAGAATTTAAGCACAAAAGCACTCACTGAACAAGCTGACTATCTTGGTAAAGTCACAAAAGCAACAACAGATGAAACGAAGAAACAAAAGAAAGCATTCAAAGAATCTTATGATAAAGAATTAATAGATAAAACGTCATACAATAATGCAATGAACCAACTGGATAGAGATCAGAATAGAACAGTGCGATCTAGTGTAACGGCTTGGATACGAACGCAAGAACAGTTATACGACAAGTTAGGTGTAAGTAATGAAGTAGCGCGAAAAAACATCCGACGCGGATTAAAAGATATGGGACTAGATTATGACGAATTTACACGTGATGTACAAGAAAAAGCGGGCAAAGCTGACGAAGCCAGCAAGCTAATTGGCGATGGAGCAAAAATGGCAGATACCGCATGGAACAACTTAGTATTAGACCCTAAAACTTCTGAAATAAGAGACAATGTTGGTGAATTCGTATCCAATTTAGCTAAAAGTGATGATGGTTGGAATAATCTTAAATTCATCATGAAAGAAGCAAAATTAACCACAGATGCTAAAAAGACTATTGCAACAGCAACTATTGAAAGTGGTCGCTGGGATAAGATGACTTTCAACGAAAAGAAATTAATTGTCAGTTATGAGGACTCTATACATGTAGCTAACGCGTTGTCAGATTTAGGTATTTGGGATAAATTGAAGCCTGAACAAAAAAGTATGATTGCGAATGCAGATACTAGTCTGGCGTTACAAAAAGCTCTGCAAGACATGGGAGTTTGGGACAACTTACCTCCATCAATGAAAACTTTAGTAGTTGATAATTCTGATGTAATAAAGAAAATGAATTCTTCTAAAGGGATGTTAGTTAGCTATAACGGAACGAACGTAGATTTAAAGACGCTTTTAGCAAATAACTATGATGTTAGGAATAAAATTCAGAGTGGTAAAGATGTTATTGTTCAATATAACGGACAAAAGGTGAATCTTAAAAACCTTTTTGCAAACAACAGAGACCTATTATCAAAAATAGATAGAGGTAGTAGAACAGTCGACGACTATAACAACATAGCTGTCCATAGAAAAGATTTAGTTATTAATTCCAACGCAGAGGCTACTAAAAACGCTATTGACAATGCTATAAACTCGTGGCGTGATATGCTCAACATGAAAAATCAAAAAGTAATTTCTATTGCATACAAAACGAGTGGTAAAAGTCCAAGCGGAATTCAAGAGGTAGGTTATGCAACTGGGACAAATAACCACAAAGGCGGACCTGCATTAGTTAACGATGCCAATGGAAGCAACTATGAAGAAATGATTACCACCCCGGATGGGAATAGTTTTGTTCCTAAAGGTCGTAATGTTCTTCTTGATCTACCACGCGGTACTGAAGTATTGCGAGGAGATAAAACAGCTAAAGTTTTGAGTAATGTACCTCATTATGCCAAAGGTACTAAAACAAGCTATGCGAAAAATGTAAGTAATAAAATAGCAAACGTGCAAGTGGATTACAAAACGGGTGCAATTAGCGCACAATCGTACATTAATAAATTAAAACAAATTAATAAGCAATATCGCTTAAATGCGGCGCAAACAAGACAAATCAAATTAAATATTGCAAGTGCGAATAAAGAAATTAGTACTCAAAAAACAAAGCTTAATAAGTCGATAAAAAGCAGCACACAAAAGTATTATGATAACGTAGCTAAAATAAATAAAACAGCTAAGGACTCTATTAACGAAGCGAAGAAGACTTATAACGATGCTCTTAAATCTAATCAAGAAGCAGCATATAATCAAACAGGGTTATTTGATGCTGCTGTTACTGAAAAAGCAAGTGGAAGTGATTTAACTAAAAATCTTAAATCACAAACAGCCCAACAAAAAGATTTTATGGCTCAACTTGATAAAATGAAAAAACGCGGTGTTAGTAAAGGGCTTATAGATGAGATACGCAACATGGGTGTAAGCGCAACAGGACAAGCTAAAGCAATTGCGGGAATGTCCGATACTCAACTGAAACAATACCAAGCAGAGTGGAGTAAAAAACATGCTAACGCAAACAAGCTAGGTTTAGATGCTTCTTCAAGTGATAAAGCAACGATGGACAAAGCCGTTAAAGCGGCGAACGATAAAGCTAAAAAAGATTTGTCTAATGCGAATGCTTCTTGGTTGAAAGAACTCGATAAAGCAAAAGAATATCGCACTGCTGGATCTAAACTTGGTGTACAGACCGTAGCGGGCATTATTCAGGGGTTTAAGCAAATGAATGGGCCACTTGAGAAACAAGCGGATCAACTAGCGAGAACAATTGAAACAACAATCAAAAAGCGGCTTAAAATACATTCGCCTTCTCGGTTAATGAGTGATGAGGTAGGAGAACAAGTGCCAGCTGGAATTGGCGTAGGAATGCTTAAGAATCTAAATACTATTGATTTGGCAGCTTATAAAATGCAAAAACATTTAACAAGCCTTTCTCCTGCTATTTCAGTCCCAGTTACACCGAATACAAAAGAAATTACGTCTTACTCAAGGACGTCTGCAGCAGCGCAAGGAAGCGAAACACCAGTTACATTGCAACCAATTCAAATTGTCAATAAAACAATGTTAGAGGGTCGTATAGTGGCGGAGGAAACGGTGGATTTTATAACAGAAATTCAAAACAACCGTATTATCAGAACTAATCGAGCACAAGGGGTGATTTTATGAGCTTAGGATTCACATACAAAGGTATTCATTCATTTGATAAGCATGTAGAAATAATTGACATTAAACCACCTTTGTTTCCTCAAAATGAAGGTAATACAGAAAGCGTCAGTGGTCGTATTGGCGCTTTTTATTTTGGCCCAAATGTTGGTCAACGAGGAATACAATTAGAAATACAAATTGTTGGAGATAACCTTAAAGAATTAAGTGAGCGGGCTACATCTGTCGCTGATTGGTTGATGCAGGTAGATGCAGAAGAACGCTCTTTGGTAATTGATGATGCGCCTGAAAAGACGTATTATGGTCGATTTGAAGGATCTACAGACTTAGATAGGCTTTTATATAACGGACGGGCAACGCTGAATTTTGTTTGTTCAGACCCGTATATTTATTATGAACAAGAAGAATTTGAGCTAACTAGTGAAAGTAACAAATTACCAGTTCATGGTTCACAACCTACCAGCCCTGTGATTGGAGCAGTTATAAAACAGGACGTCACCTATATCGCGGTATCCAATAAAGAAGATTACTTATACATTGGAGAGGGCGTTGATCCAGATTCTGGAGAAACTCCAGTTAAACCATCGGAAATAATTTTAAACGATCCAATGAATGTATTAGCTACATGGACACCTATGCAACAGTCAGATTTGACATTTCAATTAGACGCAAATAACGGGATTATTGATGGGAGTTTCACTTCAACCGCAAATGTATTCCGAGCATCTGATTATGGTGTTGGAGCACAGTGGCATGGACCAATGAGTAAAGTAGTTCTTCCCCAAGCGCAGGATAACTGGCGTGTAAGAATGCGCCTTCAAAACATAGCGTCGGCACAAAAGCAACAAGGTAAATTAGAAGTGTATCTTGTTGATGAAAAAGGAGCAAAAATTGCAACGTTTCAAATAAAAGATAATGCCGCAAATACCGAAGTTAATATTGTTAAAATATCTATTGGCGATCAAAATGTTGCTAATTATCCTGAAAAAGATTTGTTTAATGAGGCCGGGAAAGTTACTAAAACATACAAAACAGTATCAACCAGAAAAAAAGTTAACGGAAAATATAAAACAGTGACAGAAAAGGTACAAACAGGAGCATACAACGAATACAGAGATTTTTATGGTTACTTTATTTTAACTAAAATAGGTAATCAATTCACTGCTGAAATTATCAAACTAGATAGTAATATAAAGCCTGTCTGGACGAAGAAAAAGGTATTTGTAGATACCGCTAATAAATACACAAAAAAATTAGCTCAATTAAATATATACGCTGCGGCATCAGGCATACATGACCCTAACCGCGATTTGTTTTTCACAGATACACTTGTTGAAAAATTAAATATTGTTGCAAACACAGCTCCGCAAGTTATAGCTCATGCATCCGATGAATTAATGTTTGATTTTGAAACAGAAACAATTTATAAAAATGGCATTCCTTTTATGCAGAATCTAGCGATAGGAAGTCACTTTTTTAAGTTATTTGGTGGTACAACAGAAATATTAAATGTATCTCCGTTTGAAGCGGCAGATTGGACCGTATATGTTAGGCCAAGAACTTTTTAAAGGAGTGTTTAAATGTTATTGATATTAGATGAAAATAAAGAAATTGTAAAATCCATATCTGCTGACTCCACAAATGGAACTCATTATTTTAACGATTCACACACGGAGAAAGTCATAGATTTTGACTCAACTTATGAGTTTTCTGTTTCTGTCGATGATGAAAGTTCAAAATATTTAACTTGTGGTAACTATGTAATGCTTCAAGATTTAGACGACGATACTATATTATTCAAAATCATAGAAGTACAAGACATCAGAGACGACAAGAGTCCTCGGCCTCAAAAGCGAATAGTTTGTGAGAATGTTTTTATATTTGATTTGAATAATGTTATTGTGCCCGACCGAGTTTTAACAGATACCAATATTGGACCAGTATTAACTTATATACTCGGAGGAAGTGGGTGGATTCCGCAAGAGACTGAGAATGTTGGAGCGGTAGCTACTTTGGAGTTAACTGGATATGTAACTGCACAAGAAGCGTTGCATCAGGCTTGTGCAGCGTTTGATTGTGAGGTGAAATTTTATGTAAAAACTTATCAGGGAAGAATAGTAGGATACTATTGTAAAGTTGCGAAAGAATTTGGTGAAAATGAAGGCGTTAGAGTAGAAAGTGGCGTAGGTATTAAAGGGATAACCAGAAAGGCATTATTTACAAATATAAAAACCGCTCTTATTCCTTTGGGGGCTACACAAGTAGACGGGACCCAGCTAACTATATCTTCTATAAATGGCGGCTTAAATTATATATCTAACGATGAAGCAAATAAGCAATATAACCCTAGTGGCACAGGTTATTTAATGGCCAAGATGGTAAATGAAAATATTACTAATGCTACTGCATTAAAACAATGGGGTACGCTAGAACTTAGAAAGTTATCATCACCATCATATCAATACGAAGTAAGTATTTTGATGTTAGAACAAGTTTACGGATTTGAAGCACATCGAGTAAGGAAAGGTAGCTATGTAAGGATTATTGATTTGGAAATGAACCCACCTGTGACAGTACAAGCTAGAGTTATTGAACTAAATATTTGTTATAGCGATATGTCGAAAAGCACTTGTGTAGTTGGGGATTTTATTGATGTCAATTCAGCTACACCTGCGATTATTAATCAATTGAGAGAAAATGCGAAGGTATCTACAAATGCTAATAAAGTTGCGTCAATCGCAAGTAATAAGGCTGAAACAGCACAGCAAATTGCTAGTAGTGCCGAAAGTGTAGCAAATGATGCAAATACAAATGCAACAGATGCAAAACAAGTAGCAAATGATGCAAAAGATTCCGCTGTTACAGCAATAGATACAGCTAATAACGCATTAATGAAAGCTGGTGATAACAATAAACCCTTTTATGGGGAGCTACCGCCAGCTATTCCGAAGTTGAACGATACCTGGTTCAAAATAGATGAAGAACAAACTACTATAACAGGTGTGTTTAAGTGGAATGGCATAATCTGGGAAGAGATACCTTTGGATTATAACGCTTTAAAAGTGGGTGAGTTATCAGCGATTACTGCCAAATTGGGGAATGTAGAGAGTGGAAGTATCACAGGCGCTGAATTTATTCATAATATTAATTATCGTGATGAAGAAGGAAATTTGTTTACTGGAACCGTCACAATGAATGATGATGGTTTTAACGCTGCTACAGTACTTCCAACTGGTGCTGGTTCCGCTATTTTGAAAAGTGATGTCACAACGCTTGGTGGATTGAAAGTGGCTCAGCAATTGATGGATCATAACGTTTCCGGAGAACTAAAAGAGGCAATGCTGCGCGGTGATTCGTTAGATTTCTCTAAGGATGGACAAACAACTTTATCTGTAAATGCAGATTTATTTTACTCAACACCGTGGCAAGATTTAATATTAAACTCTGGATATTCAACAGCAGAAGGGAATACTCCTCAATTTAGAATTATTTGCATCTTTGGTATCAGAATTGCCTTTTTCAGGGGGCAAGTGCAAAAATCAACTGCATGGACTGCTACAAATAATGCTTTTGCTTCTGTTCCTTTCGAGGTCCAAACAACGAAAACCGCGATGGCTTACGCACCAACGAACAAAGCAAGCGGCGGACGAGTGCATGCTTCGTCAAGTAATGCGATGGGATTTATACCAGCGGACACAAGTATTACGTATTTTGCATTAAATCAATTATTTTATATTTTAGATTGAAGCCGAGTAAGGCTTATTTTTTATGGGGGATGATGAAAAATGTATGATGGGCTAGCAAAAGTTTTTGATTATGCTTTAGCGAAAGAAATGTTCTTCGCGGCGCTCTTTGTAGCGCTTTTTATAATTTTACTAATTATCACAAAAAGAATTTGGGATGATTCAAAAATCGTAAGAATAGAAATGAAAGAAGAACGCGAAAAAGTGGAGGAAGAACGAGAGAAGCGCAATAAGGAGTCGAAAGAAGAGAGAGACAAATTTATAAGTACGATGAACGAACAACAGAGACTTATGGACAGGCAAAACGACATGATGAAACAGCAACAACAATCAATTGACAGCCTATCTAAATCAGTCGGAAAGCTAGCTCACAAAGTAGATTTGTTGGAACATAAAATAACGAAGTAAAGGATGATAGAAATGGAGTTTGGAAAAGAGTTACTAGTTTACATGACATTTTTAGTAGTTGTAACACCTGTTTTTGTGCAGGCAATTAAAAAAACGGAGTTAATTCCTTCGAAATGGCTTCCAACAGTAAGTATTCTTATCGGCGCTATTCTGGGCGCATTAGCAACGTTTTTGGATGGCTCTGGATCGCTTGCAACGATGATTTGGGCAGGCGCTTTAGCAGGAGCTGGCGGTACTGGATTATTTGAACAATTTACTAATCGAAGCAAAAAATATGGAAAGGATGATAAATAATGACAAGTTATTATTATAGTAGAAGTTTAGCAAATGTAAATAAATTAGCGGATAACACCAAGGCGGCGGCGAGAAAACTTCTTGATTGGTCCGAAAACAACGGAATTGAAGTATTAATCTACGAAACGATTAGGACAAAAGAGCAACAATCCGCTAATGTCGCGAGCGGTGCGTCTCAAACAATGCGTTCTTACCATCTCGTAGGGCAAGCATTAGATTTTGTTATGGCAAAAGGGAACACAGTTAATTGGGGTGGTTATCGCTCAGCAAATGCGAAAAAATTTATTGCAAAAGCGAAAGCATTAGGATTCACTTGGGGTGGTGATTGGGACGGTTTTGTTGACAATCCGCACTTGCAATTTGAATACAAAGGCTATGGAACAGATACTTTTGGTAAAGGGGCTAGTGCAAATGTTCCAGCTAAGCCAAATACGCAAAGTAATAGCAGCTTGGGATTAGTTGATTACATGAATATGAATAAACTAGATTCCAGTTTTGCGAATCGTAAAAAACTAGCGAGCAGTTACGGAATCAAGAACTACACTGGAACAGCTTCGCAAAATACAACTTTATTAGCGAAATTAAAAGCAGGAAAACCACACACACCAGCAAGTTCAAATAAAAACACATACTACACAGAAAACCCCGGAAAAATAAAAACTTTAGTACAGTGCGACTTATACAATTCGGTTGACTTCACCGAGAAGCACAAAACAGGCGGAACATTTCCGAAAGGAACGGTCTTCACGATTTCGGGAATGGCGAAAACAAAGGGAGGTACACCTCGTCTAAAAACAAAATCAGGGTACTATATTACTGCTAACAAAAAATTCGTCAAGAAAATTTAGTTTGATGCCCTCGCGTTTGCGGGGGTTTTTTACATACTTTTATGATTTTAAAGTTACCAAATAAGTTACTATAAAGATATCCATTATTGTATCTAAAATATTTACCAAAAAAATATTTTTTTCTGAAATGGAAACTACTAGTTTCAAAAAGGGGTCACAGAAGAACCATGAGGGGTCAAATTCGTCTTTTTTTATTTGTTTTGAGTTACAACGTGTATCTGTTTAAAAATCTCCTATTTAGGAGATACAAGAACATCGTGCCGTTTGACCTATTTTGACGTTTGGTTTTTCTGTCCGGAAAAGGGTTTACTTTTAAGCTAAATGTGTATAATATGTATTGTAAGGACTAAAAACTTGGAGGGTTCATTATGGCTACTAAAAGTTTTCAAACTGATTTTAAGTTTTCTGCTAAAGCTGGTGAAAAATTAGCAAAAGCAATTGATTCATCTCGAAAAGTAGATTTAAAATCTACTAAGGGTTCAAAGAATATAAAAAATAAAGAGACTATTAATAGTATAATGTCTTCATTTTTAACGAAGTAGGTGGCTAGATAATCATATGACACTAAACATTATATCCCTTTCAGATTTATTAAAGTCAGATTCTACAGAGGAGGAAATAAAAATCCTCCTCTCTTCTTTTGAATGTAAATCATTATCTCATGGTGCAAGTGATGTAGAAGATTTTTTGCATAATAAAGCGATTTTTTTTGAACAACTGGACATGGCTCGTACATATATCGTGATGTCTACATACAAAAAGGTTCATTTCGTTGCAGGATATTTTTCAATTTCAAATAAACCTTTGATAATTTCTAAACGAAACTTTTCTAATATACCAAACTCTTTGCAGAAAAAGCTAATGGGTGTTGGGCACAAAACTAAAATGCACAATTATGAGATTAAAAGCTACTTGATTGGTCAATTAGGTAAAAATTATAATTCGGTAAGTAAAAAAGCAAACGCTGCTACCGGTAATGATATATTAGGATTAGCGTATGAAAAAATTAAAGACGTACATGCTATTGTAGGTGGAAGAATTGTATATATAGAGTGTGAAAACAACATAAAAATTATTAAATTTTACGAAGAAAACGGGTTTAGGCTTTTAGAAGATTACGAGTCACCAAATAACTTGAGAATAATGGTAAAGAAAATAGAACATTTATAGCCCCTAACAACGCGTTAGGGCTTTTTTTATGCAAAAAACGCCAAGCATGTGCTTAGCGTGCATCACTTATCCTTAATCATTCCCTTCTGATTAATTTTTCCCTCTATAATTAATTTTTCAAGTTCCTTCAAATCTTCCAACGTAGCTTTATTCTTTATAAAAGAACGCGCAGCTGAACGAGATTTTAAATAGTTTGCATGTTCTTTGTTCTTGCTTTGCCATTCCTTATTTGCTTTCAACTGCGCGTCAGAGGTCGTTTTTTTCGTCAT